AGTCTAACTTCTTCTGTATCACTACCATTCCAAGAATTATCGTAGTTGTTATAATCATAATCTCTACGAGATACTGATACATCTACTTCACCAGTTCTACATTCGTTAGGATATGAGTTTAAATATTCGTTTCTAGGATATGCAGGACCAGCACAAAATGCTAATAGAGTCATTAGTATAATTAGTATACCTGTAAAGTAATAATTCATCCTGGCTACCTCCATGATACATCCTAATAATTTATTTCTCTGTTTAAATCTTTAATATCCCACTCCATGTTGTTGACACGATTAGCTAATAGTTCATATAAATTCTCAGCCATTTCCCATGTGCCCTCCGCTCGTTCTAGTTTTTGTAAGATTGTGTTTGTTTTTTCTGTAAGCACAGCCATGTCTCTTTGTATATTTACAAGATCAACTGTTTGAATTTTTTCTATCTCTGCTTTGTTAGCATTAATTGTGTCTGTTAGATTAACAATGTACTTGACACCTGTAAATGTTCCGACTAGCACTGAAGCTACCACCGGTATCATAACAATATTTTTTTTTAACAAATCTGCTAAGTTCATTTTTTCTTTTCCTCAATTTCATAGAAGAATTTATCAGTATCTTCTGTTTTCCATGCACCGGTGTCTTCTACATTCCACTCAGAAGTTTGTACCTTCCAATTTGGAATTTCATCTTTAACTGTAAAAGATGGAAGATCCCATATACATCGGTTGTTAGGTTGTGCTGCATAATTGCCATCATCTAACGCAATTATGTGTGCGCACTTATGCTCGTGCGGAATTTCTGAATGATCAGAGTTTAATATATTAGCATCTGGATGTCCCCAGTCAACGGTAAATAAATATTTACCGTAATGCCACTTCTTATCTTTTCCTATAAATTTGCCGGCAGTTGTACTTAGAATATCCCAAGTAGTAACAGCAGGATAATAACTAAAACAATTCCACAACTCCAACTCATCAAGTCGACGTTTAGGAACTTCTTCCGGTTTAAAGCCTCGCTGTATGAAGGCGCTAATCGGGAGACGATAGAAGACAGCGCCGTTTTCCATAATCGCATGAAATAAAATAGCACGTCCTGTAAGACTCGTAATACCGAAGATGATACAGTCTTCAACTTCTCCCACATGTCTGGTAAGGTCATATAAATACTCCTTTTTTATTTGCGCGTATTGTATAGGAATATTTGCATTTAAGTAAGA